ATTTTATATTATTGTTTAAGGGTCTTATATTGTACATATTGTTCATATAATTATAATATAAACTGTCATCCTTACCGTTAGCAAATCCTGGCTATAGTAAAGGCTATCCATTCATTATAGCACTCATAGTCTATTCAATAGGAGGTAAATAAAGCATTCTATTTGTATTTACGGTATGAGCTGGTGTTATTGTTTGCTAAATCTATGGTGTTTGATAATCATATATGTAATCTTGTTTCTGTTGGCTAGAACTTCCAACAGGTTTTAAATAAACCTAATTAAAAGGCTATTGCATATTATCCTCTATAACCTATTGTTGTACAGGTTTATCTAAAACGTTAGTAACAACTGGCGCTAAAGGTTTTTTATAAGGCTCACCCATTATATGATAATGTTTAGCTGCTGCTTTCCTAAGCGAACTCATACCAGCTAATCCTTTAGAGTAATTATCGTACGTATCACCATAATATCCTTTAGTCTTAAGAACTCTAGCATAATCATAAACATTATTAGATTGTAAAGCTTTTCTATATCTAGAAGACATTGTGTTTAAGTAAGCGTCAATGAAATCTCTATCGTTCTTAAACACTGTATAATTACCATTACCATCATAACCATAACCACCATAGTTATGATTATTTCTTGCTACATCACTTGTACCATAAGTACTTTCCCAAGCAAGCTGACTCATGACATTGTCATAAGCAGCTCTACTTGTAAAACCTCGTTTCCTAAGACCTTCATATACCAATGGTCCTAACTTGTCAGCAAAAGCTGTAAATTTATTACCACTTTGTTTTGGAGCTTTTAGTCTTGCCATATTATTCCTCCCCACTTACTTTATTCTTCAATGCAGTTGAAGCTTTAATCTTCTCTCTTTGTAGAGCAGCATCATCCTTTTGCTTCTGTAAAGCCATTTCGTGGTCCATACGCTTCTTTTCTAGACTTATCTTAGCATCTTCTATCTCTCTCTTTTGACGAGCTTCATAGCGCTTTAAATAAGCCTCCTGGTCTATCTTACGTTGAGCAGTAGCATCCTTAGCTATCTCAATTGGGTCAGGTATACCATTAAGGTCAGCATCTTTATTTTCAGTACCACGATAAGAACTAATCTCAGCTACAGCAATCTTGGTTTGATTATCAGCATCAATCTTATATCTCTCTAAGTCCATCTTAGCCTCTTCAAGCATAAGTTCTTGCTGTTTAGCTTCATTTTGCATTTGTTGCAATTGTTGTTGCTGTTGAGCTTCAGCTTCTTGCTGTTGTTTCTGTAATTGTTCTTGACGAGTTTGCATATCCTTAAGCTTTTGCTTAATTATATTAAAGTTATCATTTGTAAGTATTTCAGACGCTTCTAACAGGCTAGCTCCATTCTGCATAGCAGGTTGTATAAGAGATTGTAGTTTCTGTATATTCTCTAAATCTTTAGTAGAGTCACTTACAAATACATCCATGTCTTCATAGTAGAACTTCTTAGCTAAATCTAAGAATGCTCTCTCTCCATTATCAAATACATACGATAACTTTTGTTTACCAGTGTTTTCCCAAGCACCTTTTGCTGTATTCAACAACATAGTTAATACTCGTCTCTTACACTGATTATGAACCCAGAATAAAGGCTCTGTAATATGTGAAGATTGAACAACAGAACGTTCAACATTACCAACAAGTTCAGATGTACTAATAGAACCTTCTCTTTGAGATGTTATACCAGATATAGTACCAGCTAACTGTTCTATCTTATCCATTAACTGAATGTACTCAGATATAACCTGAGACATTGTTAGGTCTAATGATGTTATCTGATTAAATGTAGCTGGCTTACCACCTTCTCTTCCAGGTATATCAAAGCCTGTTTCGTATGGATTTATAAAGTTAACACCTACAGATGACAAGTAATGTAACCATCTGTCTGGTGTAATATTCATAGATTTAGGAATCTATGTAATATCCATATTTACAACTTTACCTTTATCACGAGCTATAGCTAACTCAAGTCTATACCATAATACAATGTACATATATTGTAATGGTTTTAATATACTAACAAGCGAACGTGGTCTACTATTAGTATTACTGTAAACACATCCACAGTATGGTAGTTTTTGAGAGTTTGGATTATCTATACTAACATGCTGATACTCTATAGGTTGTATACCAAAGTATAAATCAGAACCAGCTCTGTATCCTTCCCAAACTTCTACAATCCAACCAGATTCTATAGACAGTTCTGTACCAACTGGTTTGTATGTTTCGTCACAAATTGTAACCTAGACTTCACCAGATTCATCTAATGTTGTAACATAGAATATTTTCTTAAAAGACTTCCAACATACATGCCATACATTTATATTATGTTTATTCTGAAAGCTTATACCATCATTATCGTATAAATGCATTGTAATGCGATTAAAATCATCAACTGGACCTTTCTATGGCATATCACCAATAGGCGTACCAGATAGAATCTAATTAATCTTATCGAGGTCTTTCTCAGTTAGCTTATCATTATATCTATCATAGATTTCAGCTATTGGAAGTCTCATCTTTCTGACACACCAAGAACCATCTTCTATAAACTCTAAGTCTGGACTTCTATCATAGTCAAAATCAATTGGGTTAACTCTTTCTGCGTAAGGTTCTCCGCTTTGAACTCCTACGTAATAAACTTCAGTTCCGCTAATTAACCCGTCTTTCCAGCCTTTAATGAACTCGTTCTTAAGTGATAGTTTCTCCTTTAGATATTCAAGAGTGTGATATGCTGTATTCTCTACAACATCCTTATACTCTTTATCCATATATTTAGCAATTGCTTCTGGTGGCATAATCTCACCAGACTGTAATTGTTCTTGGAATTGTTGCTACTCCTCTGGACCCATCTTAGATTGTATAGCCGCCATCATGTATTGCATCAACATCTCTTTCTCTTTTTCTTGCAATTCTGACACAGCTTCCTAAGATGTTCTTATAACTCTAAAATTAAAAGGTCTCTTAGTTTCTTCACCTATAAGTAAGTCAATCTTAGGTCTAATAATATTAAAGTCTTGTGGAGTTGCTGGAAAACCATCATCAACTTTAAACGGATTTGTTATACGCTTAAAGTCTTTTTCATCAAAGATACTGTTATATAAATTATAATAGACTTGCATTTCTCCATGTTGTGTATCCCTTCTACCAGACCCAACATTACCTTCGCCTATTATATAATCCACACAGCTTTCCTACCATTGTTTATCTTTCTTAGATAGTGGAAGTTTCTGTTGTGGAAATGAAGCATTATATAAATTATCTTTTATCTCCATTGTTATTATAATGTAAATACAGGTATATCGTCTTGTTTATCGTCACTGTCCCACCACTACTGGCTAAACAATGGCATTTCAAAGAGTTCAACCTATTTGTTTTTTTCTTTACTTTCAGCTACCTTTACCTAATATAGTTCTTCTCTATATATCAACGTCATACATAAAGCAATTACTCTATCGACGTTCTTTCTGCCATCATTTTCTATTAGCTCTTCTAATAAAGGTTCGCTGTATATTCTTTCTAAGTTAGGGCGACCTGGCTCAAATTCATCCATAAGCCATTCTAGTATAAGACCTTCTCCATACGCTCGTATAGATTTAGTCATATGACATCCCTTTCTTCTTTGTACTTTTGAATCTTTAAATACTTCAGATATAATCTTATCAGGCTAATCTGCAAGTAGATAATCACAGTGTTTATTTGTAAAATATGGATATATACCTTTACGCTCATTCTCAAATAGTAGCCTAGCATTATAAAACATTAAAAGTTTACGTACATTCTCATAATACTATTCTGCAGTATCTGGTCTACCAGAATACTCAGCTACTATTACATCATTCCAAGCTTCTCCAGCTTTAACACGCTTAAATATAAACGTTGAACCTAAAGAGTTTGTGAATGACTAATCGTGGTCATCAGTTGTGTTATCGTATAGTTTTTTATCTATACTTCTATATGTCCCCATATAGCCCAGCATACATCATCACTATAAAAGTGTCGGGTGTTCGTGGATGGATTATATTTATTCACCATCTATGCGTTACACTGCCATACTGCCTTTCGCAATCAGCATGATTAGCACGGAATTGTCTGTTCTAGATGTTTCCCGTTTTTACCCGATTTTAGACCCGCTGACATTACGCGCACGGGTCGGCGCCAGCTATATATAATCCATACGGTGGGTCTTTTATAGGATACTCCCATATAACTACAGACCCATGTGGTTTATCATCTTTCTTTAAATGATACGTTGTTATATCTCCAGACTTCTTTTCTTCAGCTCTAACACCACCATTACCATCCCAAGCTAAGTCTACTATATGTTTCATATTTCGTAGCTTCTCATTGGTTCTAATGCGTGTTAATTGGTTCATTAACAACTACCTAGGGAAGATATTTTTACCAAGCTCTAACACAGCTTCTTGTGGCTTTAACGGACGCTCTGATACAAATCTATCAATAGATGTTTGTGAAGCTCCTCCGTCTTTAACCTTATTACGTTGAGCTATAAGTTCTTCTACAGCTTTCTCTTTAAGACTATTACCATCTTTATCCATAAACCTCTACTGTCCATTTTCATCAGTAGATTCCATATTAGACCAAGCTGGTACAAAGAATCCACATTTTGTATCGCCTTGACCGTCATCCCATATATTAGGAAATGATAGACAGTTAAATGCCTCTGGGTGATAGAATAAATTCTTAAGACCATCAAAGGCACCACCTTCCGTACCTCCAGTTCCAAACGCTATCATTAAACCGAATGCTACACCATCGTCAGTTTCAACAGCTGGTTGTTCAACTCGCCATGCTGTTTCTAAGTTTGGGAATTTACCACCCTCTTCAAACAGTACTAACTTACCACGAGTACCACGAAGTCTTTCAGGGTCATTCTTAAGAGTTATTCCAGTTATGCTTGAAAGATAACCTTGTTCTGTTTGTTTACCGAACTCATCAGTTATCTTAAAACCAGACACTCTTTCCATACGAGTGCTAGTTAATCTCTATTTAGACCATGCTGTATGTTTATCAACAAAGTCCATTATCTGCCATGCTTTAGTAAGAATACCATCTCCAATTAAGAACTTCTATTCTGAAGCTACAGCGAAGTTCTTTGAACCTGGTATCAACTCATAGTTCCTAACTAACATTGACGCACCTTTAAACGAGTATCCTCTTTGACGACACTTTAGGTTAACCATGTGTTTACCAGCACTCTCAGCTTCATCAACAGCATTGAAGTAGTAGTAGTCGTAGTCCCAGAATCTAGGGAAACCAAATATACGCTCACGTCTTGTTCTCTTGTCTCCAAATCTATCTGTGTACTCAACTTCCTATAACTTCATAATTGGACTGTAATTCAAGTAGAAGTAATTATACCCACTTATAGAATCACCGTCTGGTGCCGTGTATCCGTATAAACACCTGTTAGTTTCTTCGTCCCAATACTTAGCATAGTCAGTTGTACCTTTTGGTGCTAATGTATAACATCCATGTTCTTGAAAGAATATAGCAGCTTGTCTAAATTTATCACTATTGAGTATCTTCTTATTAAAGTCAACCATAATTATTTAGCAATTTCATACATGCCTATAACACCACCACCTTTAATCTTTCCAGACTCAAGCTATTCAGCTTTAGCTTGCTTCATTGCTACATCTAATGATTTAACAACTCCACTAACATCTTTAAGGATTCGTGTTATCTTTAAGGCTGTATCTATATCCATATTACCTTCTGAATACTAATTCAGAGTTTCAATCAATCCTTCCGCAGCTGATTGTGATGACTGTAGCAATCTGGTGCTAGGAGTCTGTTGAAACTCCTAGAACCTTTTTGCTAATATCTTCATGTCTGCTGTCGGTTTATATTTTTCATCATTGAATACATCTTTACCAATTATAGATGGTCTATCTTTCTCTGGGTACGCTTCATACGGGCTATTCCATTTATAAAGCCATACAATATATTCAATTTCCTTTAGCGCCTAAGATTTATCCTCCGCACTATTATAATGTTGTTTAAATGGAGGTATAGCTAAATCTTGTGTGCTAAGTTTTATTTTTCCACCTTGTATATCAAACATTATTAAATATCCTTAGCTAATATTTCACCTGCATGTATATTATCACATGTAACGCCAGTTATATATGGGTCTAAGTTACCAACATCTTCTTTAGTTTTAGCAGTCCATACTTCAAGTGCGCAGTTCCTTAAAACTAACCAATTTGCAAAGTTAGCATCCGCAGTTTTAAGATTATCAATGTTTACATCTATAAATAAATAAGCTTTAGATGCATTTGCGTCATTATTAAATTCTTCTATCTTGCTTAATACTGTGGTCCAATCTTGGATTGTTACTCCAATCTAACCAAAGTACACAATACCATATCTGTAACTCTAATCCTACTGAGCCATAAGTCTTAATGTATATGGAGTTGAAGAAATGAATGTAGCATTGCCTCTTAAACCGTATCTATTTACAATATCAAGAAGTTTTATAGCATATGGTTTACCATTATATCTTCCATTTGTAGTATCAATTGTATTAGCCTCCCACATCATACCTTGCTTTATTTCAATATATGGATGCAGACCACATTCTTTACATGTTTTACAGAACTCTTCGAGAGTATCAATTTTCTCTCCATTTGGTCCGTGAAATGCAAGTATGTCAGCTAACGTATGGTCTCCATATTTGTAAGTCTTATCAGTAAGTGTCACTGTACCATTTGTATAACCAACTGGAACATTATCATCATGACTTACTATAAACTTACCATCTTTTGTCATATATGTATCAGTTTCTACATACCTCCAACCTTCTTTTGCAGCAGCTCTAAATGCAGCTAATGAATTAGGTCTCTCCATTTTATGAAAACCTTGATGAGCTATACTACGCATAACCTTATCATCGTTAGTATGGTCTTTCTTAGCATCTGTCTTGGCTGTAGGTTTAAACTCTAGATTAGATGTTCTTAACATCACCCTTCCATAAGATGGTAGTGTATTAGTTTGAACTCCAGGATTATCATTTTCGGTAGCTATTAATATTACATAATAACTATCTTCTGTGACTGTATATTTCTTACCAGCGGTAGCCCAATCTGCCATACCAAATCTATTCTCAGCTTTTTTCCAGCCAATATACATTCTAAGAGTATTAGGAATTGTAATTACATCGCCTTGTTTTAAATTTGCTGTAAAATAAACACGTTTTATACCTTGGCTTATAGACCACATTGATAACGGCTTAATGGTAACATTACCATTAACAAACTCTGATGTTATATCTATATCCCAAGGACCATTGCTATTCAACTAAACTGCTGTTTCTATATCAGAAATAACTTGCTGTAATGATTTAGATTGAGTGGAAGCTACATTTGTTCCATCATAACCACCGATACCTTTAACGTAAAACTCAGTCTCTCTTATTTTACCAGTAGGTAAATCTTTATTCTTTAATGCACATTCTATGATATTAAAGTTATTATCTGGTAAAGTACCACCACCAACAGAGAATAGTGTATAGTATCTAAAATCATCAGTATCTTTCTTTTTACTTGATGATGTATTAAACCTTCCACAAGCAAGTTCACCAAAATTAGATACAGTATTACCATATCCAAAACAAGCAACTGAATTTGGACCAACACCTTCTGAAACTTCGTTTGATAAAAGAGCTACGCCAACATATATTGAGTTGTGACCAATACAGTTTATAAATGTACCTGAGACTATAGAAGAAGAACATCCTTCTATCCAAACACATGCTGCTATAACCGCATAATTATCTCTAAATTTTCTTAAATAATTATTATTCATTTCGATTGTGTTGTCATCAATTCTAGTAAAACTATTAGAAACTCTACTTATAACATTACTATTACCTGGCGCTTCTATAATTTTATTCTCACCATCTATAGTATTAACAGCAAAATTGTTAAGTATTGATAACAATCCTTTCTTTAATGAATATTCAATTATACTATTCTTTTTAACCTCAAGTCTTAAATTGGCATTTTCTGTATTTTTAACAACTTTAATGACTGCATGAGTACTGCTTGAAAAATTGCCATAAGACTTAGACAGAACCATAGAACCTGAACCTATTATTATATTCTTCCCACCGTAAGAATGATTAAGATATCCAGCTACAATACTTGAGTCGGAAACAACATTATTTGTTAAAATGTCATTTTTATAACTGTTACTTTGCAATACAATATTTGCAAACTTAGCATCAGTTTTTAGTCCTGTAGTGATGTTTTTTATTTCTATAGGTTCACTGCCATAACTACCTTCTTGTTTATCAATCTCAATAATCTTATCTAAATCTGACAAACTGCCTTGTGTTCCTGAATTACCTCCACCAGTACCAGCTAAAGCTAATGTAGCATTTGCATCTAATACATGTCCTCTTGGGAATCCTTTATCTTCATTACCGATTACAACATTGAGATGCTGAGGGCTTCCTATTCCGCCACCAGTAAGTACGGAATTAACTAATTTTGCTTTATTCATAATATTATCCGTTTATTGCATTATCTATCTCAGTTGTAGTTATTGCTACAGTCTTATTAAACATTGGCTTGAAATTAGTTCCATCCCAAATATATATCCCACCATTCTTCATATCGCAATAAAGTACATCTTGGAATGGAGTGGTTTGACCAGTATTACTTTCTCCGTATAAATATGATGTTGACCATGATTGATAATAGGTATTAAAACCAACTTTATATAATAGTTTATTTATACCTTCATCAAACACTACAGAACCATCGGTACTAGTTGTAGATTGTGATTGTATGCTAGCATTGTTTACAAAACCATTAAATTTTATCATTATTTTAT